GGCGAGAGGGTAGTTTTATACCGGTCTAAGTCGCCCCGGCGTGCGATGATGGCCTCCTCTAAGTAAGGAGAACCCGTCATGGCGAACACTTTTGCGCCTTTCGGATTTCGTCAATACAGGGGCACCGGTTCTGCGCCTACGTATGAACAGGTCGCCACTTTCTGTGCTTATGACACCGCTGCGATGTATTACGGAGACCCGGTCTTCCGCAATACGACCACTGGTGGCGTTTATCCCACAACTCCCGGTGCTGGCATCCTCGCCGGCGTCTTCGCGGGTTGCAAATACCTGAGCGTTTCGCAGAAGCGCACTGTGTGGAGCAACTTCTGGGGCGCTGCTGACGTTGCCTCCGGTAACCTTGTTGAAGTCTATGTCGTCAACGACCCCAACGCGCAGTTCCTCGCGCAGGTTGGTGGTTCGTCGTCGGTCGGCGCTGTTGCCGGCCAAATCGGTGCGAACGTTCAGTTTGCGTACGGTTCCCCGTCGACTGCCTCTGGCATCTCGGGCGCCTACGTTGACATTAGCGTGACCCCGACGACGACTGCGACGCTCCCGTTCAAGTTGGTTAGCCTCGTCACTCAGCCCCCGGGTTCTAACGGAACCGAGGCCGACGAGTACAACTACGTGATCGTGGCGTTCAACAACGTCGAAACCAAGACCCTCACGGGCGTCTGATAGGAGTAAGGGAAAATGGCTGTCAATCTTTCAGCAATTAAAGACCTTCTCCTCCCCGGCCTCCGTGGGGTAGAAGGCAAGTACGAGATGATCCCATCTCAGTACGACAAAATCTTCACCAAGCATGACTCGAAGTTGGCTCTTGAGCGTACCGCCGAAATGCGTTACCTCGGCCTCGCTCAGTTGAAAACTGAGGGTGGTCAGACCTCTTTCGATAACAACGCTGGTGAGCGTTATGTGTACAACCAAGAGCACAACGAAATTGCGCTCGGTTACGCGATCACCCGCAAGGCGATCGACGATAACCTGTACAAGACGCAGTTCCACCCGTCGAACCTCGGTCTGATCGAGTCTTTCCAGCAGACCAAGGAAATCTACGGCGCGAACATCCTCAACACGGCAACCACCTACAACGCCAACATCGGCGGTGACGGTGTTTCCCTTGTGTCGGTCAGTCACCCGATTGATGGTGGCACGGTTGCGAACCGTCCGGCAGTGGACGTCGAACTCAACGAGTCGACGCTGCTGAACGCGATGATCGCGATTCGTACCAACTTCAAGGATCAGGCTGGCCTCAAGGTGTTCGCCCGTGGTCGTAAGTTGATCGTTCCGCCGGCTCTTGAGCCGACGGCCATCCGCCTCACGAAGACCGAACTCCGTCCGGGTTCCGCTGACAACGATGTCAACGCGATCCTCACGACGGCTGGCGGTCTGCCGGAAGGCTACATGGTCAACGACTTCTTGACCTCGGCCAGTGCGTGGTTCCTCCTGACGAACATCGACGGTTTGTCGTACATGGAGCGTGTGAAGTTCGAGACTGACATGCAGGTTGATTTCGTCACTGACAACCTGTTGGTCAAGGGCTACGAGCGTTACTCGTTCGGGTACTACAACTGGCGTTCGATCTTCGGGTCGTTCCCGTCGTAATCATAGGAGTACACCAAATGAAAGGTCGCAAGCATCGCGCCACTGGTGGCGTGAATCAGGCCAGCGAGGATCTTGAAGCACGTCGGTAAAATGCATGGTGGAATGTCCAAGATGCATGCCGGTCGTAAGCCCCGCAAGTCGGGCGGTAGTTGCGAAAGCAGCCCGTTCTCGTCTGCCCGCCGCGGCACGACCCCGAAGGGTCGCACCGTTGACGGCAGCCTTGATTAATCTCGGCTGAAACGGCAAAAAAAGAACGGGGGCCTCTGTGCCCCCGTTTTTCCTTGAGGAAACCGTATGACGGCAGCATGGCAAAAGAAAGAGGGCAAATCACCCTCGGGCGGACTCAATGAAAAGGGCCGCGCATCGCTCCGCGCTCAGGGGCAGAACATCAAGAAGCCGGTGACTTCTAGCGAGGCCTCTAAGAGCCCTGCTGCAGCCGCCCGGCGCGACAATTTTAGAAGCAGGATGTGTGGCATGAAGGAGAAGTTGACGTCGGCAAAAACCGCGCACGATCCGAACAGCCGCATCAATTTGGCGCTCAAACGTTGGGACGTAAAGTGCTAACATCAGCGTTGTTTTTGCACGCTGCAAAAAAGGATAACTGTTATGCAGACTAAACAAGTTACCGTGGGGCCGATCGCCGCAGCCGATGCTGACGGTATCTGCGCTTCCCAGACCCCGACCGCGGGCCCTTTGTTGATCAATGGCGCGCTTGCTAGTGGCGGCTCCGTCACTCTCGATGTGCAGCGCCGCGTGTTGATTACGACGGTCTCTGACGAGAGCGGCACGTCATTCACGATCACGGGAACCAACTGGCAGGGCAATGCCATCAGCGAAGTGGTGCCGGGTCCGAACGCGACGACAGGCTCGACGACGATCAGTTTTAAGACGGTCACGTCGGTCACGATCGCTAATAACGCCGTAGGCGCTGTGACGGTGGGCACCAATGGTGTCGCCGACTCGCCTTGGGTGCGCTTTGATGACTGGGCGCCGAACTATATCTCGGTCAACTGCTCGGTCACGGGCACGGTCAACTACAGCGTGCAGACGTCTTTGGATGACCCGAACAACATCGCCAGCCCGGTTGCGGCGGGCGATATGACTTGGCTTGACGCGCTGGATGCTAACCTTGTGTCGGAATCAGCCGATAAGAGCGGTGGCATCACGTACGCGCCGACTTTTGCTCGCGTAGTGCTCAACAGCGGTTCTGGCTCTGTCCGAGGCGTGTTCCTGCAGTCGAGCAACGTACCGAAGTAATACGCCCGCTGGGGGATAGTTATGGCCACAAGCGGAACGTATGCGTACAACCCGTCGCTAGGCGAGATCACGCTATACGCATTCAATCTGTGTGGTATTCGCAACACAGCGTTGTTGCAAGAACACATGGAATCGGCCCGTATGGCCGCCAACATGCTGCTCGGCCGCTGGAGTTCGCAAGGCGTTAACTTGTGGTGCGTGGATTTGGAGTCCATCCCACTGGTTCAGGGCACCGCAACGTATTCGGTCCCTGCCAACACGGTCGTCATGCTCGACGCCTACGTGGTTCAAAACACGGGTGGCGCAGCGATCAACAGGCTGATTCTGCCGATCTCGCGCTCTGAATACGCTTCATACCCGAATCCAGAGCAGCAGGGCTTCCCGACGACGTACTGGTTCGATCGCTTGCTGTCGCCAACGGTGACGCTGTGGCCGGTGCCGGATGGCAGCCAGACGTCGTTTGATTACTACCGCGTCAGACAGATTCAGGACAGTAACTTTACGAGCGGCCAGCAGGTCGAGATCCCGTATTACTTCCTAGAAGCCTTTGCTTTTGGCTTAGCGCAGCGCCTTGCCATGGTCTGGGCGCCCGATAAAGTGCCACTTCTGAAGCCGTTGGCAGACGAGTCGTATGACATCGCTTCTCGCCAAAACATCGAAACGGCCCAGCAGTACATATCCCCCATGGTCTCTAGTTACTTCAGGCCGTGATCGATGTCGTACGCCTCTCAATCCGGCCGGGCAAAAACTAGCGCAACTAACCCGCAAGCGCATGCGATATGCGACCGTTGCGGCTTTCGCTATAACCACGCCGAACTGAAGTGGCAGTACGACTGGCGCGGCGCCATGATCCAGAACATCAAAATTCTGGTCTGCGATTCGTGCTACGACACTCCTCAAGAGCAGTTGCGCTCGATTGTGGTGCCGGCAGATCCGACCCCGATCATTAATGCTCGCGTGCAGGACTTTGAGACGGCTGAGACGAATTATCAGACCGCCTCAGCGCCTGCAACGATCGACCCGCAGACAGGCATCCCCATTCCGCCGTCGGTCACTTTGGTCACCCAGAGCGGCCAGCAACTGACGACTCAGCCGTATGGGCAGCCTGTCGGCCTGACGCAGCCGGCGGTGATGCCGTTAAAGGGTACGACGCAATACGCCGTCAAACTGCCGGTGGTGTCGGTATCGTCAAACGGAACGACCGTGGTCACCGTGACATGTTCAGCCGTTCATAATTTGACGACTAATGATCAAATTTCTGTTGAAGGCGTTACCAATACGGACGCTTGCGGGTTTTACAGCGTCACGGTTTTGACTGCTACCGCATTTACTTATGAGCCGGCTCAGGTAATACCAGCGGCCGCGCTTTTGACGCCAACAACCCGTATTATCACCGCATCGGTTGGGCTGCCGTATGGCTATACCCAAATACCTCAAGTAGGAACCTAGGCGATGGCCAACACTACGATTCCAAACTTACCGGCAGCAGTCAGCCTCGACGGCACTGAGCAACTTGAAGTTGTTCAAAATGGCACGTCGAAGCGCGTTACTGCCGATCAGATTGCGGCTCTCGCTGAGAACACTCAGGGCACGGTCACCCAGATCAACACGGGCGGCGCTCTTGTTGGCGGGCCGATCACGACTACCGGCACCATCTCTTTGCCGCCTGATGCGGTTACCAACGTGTACTTGGCCGAAATGCCGGCCAATACGCTCAAAGCCAACATAACTGGCCTGACTGCAAACCCGACTGATATCACGCCGAGTCAATTGCTTGACACTTTCAGTTCTGCTGAAGGTGCACTGCTGTATCGCGGCGTTTCTGAGTGGCAGGAACTTCCCCCCGGATCTAACAATCAATATTTATATACGGATGGAAATAATCCGCAGTGGGTAACGCTTGCAATTAATCCGGGCGATATTGGGCCTAGCGGCGTAGTGCCGGGATCGTATGGCAGCGCCTCTCAAACAATCACATTCACGGTGATCTCTGGCGGCCTTTTGACCGCGGCTGCTGCCGTTCCAATCGCTATCACAAACACCCAAGTTTCAGGACTTGGGACGATGTCAACGCAGAACGCGAACAACGTCGCGATTACTGGCGGCAACATCGATGGAACAATTATCGGTGTAACGACGCCTGCTGCAGGCTATTTCACCTCTGTAACGACAAATAGTCTCAGCGGCCTTACGACTCCAATTCCTGCCGCTTCAGGCGGCACTGGACTCTCGTCGTATACGACCGGCGATATTCTTTATGCGACCTCAAGCAACACTTTAGGTCGACTAAATGACGTTTCAACCGGGAATGTGTTGTTGTCCGGCGGCGTCGGTGTAGCCCCCGCTTATGGCAAAGTTGGCCTGACGACACACGTTGATGGCATTTTGCCGGTCACTAACGGCGGCACTGGCGCGACTTCTTTAACGGGATACGTTAAAGGCAACGGCACTAGCGCAATGACGGCAAGTGCCACGATCCCAAACTCGGACCTGCAGAACAGCACGATCCAGATTGGCTCAACCTCGATTGCTCTCGGCGGCTCGTCTTCGACTCTCGCCGGCTTGACTACGGTTACGTTGACGCAAGATCCAACGGCTGCCTTACAAGCATCGACAAAACAGTACGTCGATAATCAAGTCGCAATTGTCTCGAATGTGACGTACCACACACAGGTTGTGGCAGCGTCGACTGCAAACCTAAACGCTAATTACAGCAACGGTACGGGTGGCGTTGGCGCAACACTGACAAACGCGGGCGCATTCGCACAATTCCAGATTGATAACTACACGCCGGGATCTCTTACGCGTGTCCTTATCAAGGATCAGACAAACGCTGCACACAACGGTATTTACGAGGTTACGACGCAGGGCGACGCGATTTCAGTGCCATGGGTGCTGACGCGCACATCTGACTTCAACGCCCCGGGAACTGGGCCAAACTTTATTCAGACTGGCGCATCTGTTTTTGTTCAGTTTGGCGATACCGAAGGATCTACCAGTTGGGTAATGACCACGACTGGAACGATTACAGTCGGCACGACGGCGTTGAACTGGACGCAGTCGTCATCGGCAGGAAACGTTTTGGTCAATGCCCCGCTCACCAAGTCGGGCAACACAATCAGTTTGGGCACGGTCACCGTCGCCAATGGCGGCACCGGTATAACGTCTTACACGATCGGCGATTTGTTGTATGCCGATAGCAGTTCGTCTCTCGCCAAACTGGCAGATGTTGCCACCGGCAACGTGTTGCGCTCAGGCGGGATTGGCGTGGCCCCGGCTTGGGGTCAAGTAGCCCTTTCTACCGACGTCACTGGCACGCTTCCTGTCACCAACGGCGGTACTGGCACTTCGACGGCATTTACGCAGGGCGCAGTTGTTTTTGCTGGCGCAAGCGGAACTTATTCTCAAAGCGCCACAAAGTTCTTTTGGGATAACTCAAATTCTCGACTTGGCTTAAATACTGCGACGCCGTCGACAGTGTTGACGATTGTTTCTCCAACTCAAACGGCTCTTCCGCCGGGCGCACTGCCTGCGGGAACTGACATACATATTGTCGGTGCTGACAACGCCGAAACGCGCATCACGCAGGATTCTTTTGGCACTGGAAACTATTCGGTATATACGGGTCGTCATGCCCGTGGAACGGCTACCTCTCCAACGGCAACTCAATCTGGAGACACCCTTTCTCAATTTACCGGCCGCGGATATGGCACATCTGCATATAACAGCGCATCCACCGGCATCATGGAGTTTGCGGCAGCCGAAAACTTCACGAATACGGCCCAAGGAACATATGCCTCGTTTCGTCTTACGGCTACGGGCTTAGCGTCTCCATCTGAAGTGCTGCGGATTGGCCCTGTCGGTCAGATTGGTGTCGGCGGATCGACATATGGTAGCGCCAATCAAATCCTGACTTCTGGCGGCAACTCCGCTGCGCCGGCATGGCAGTCTCTTGCTGCGGGTACCGGAATATCTATTACGTACGGCGTCGGCACTATTACGATCGCTGCATCCAGTGGCATAAACAGTAGTGCCTTTGCTTGGTTTATTTCCTGAGGTAATAACATGGGAATTTTAGTTTTAGACGCAACTACGAAATCCATCGTTGTTGCCATGTCGGGCCCAGCGGCAACGACTAACCCGGATTTCACCGCGGCATATGGCGATAGCACTGGGGCTTTATTTACCGAAGGCGCAAATGATGGCGCTTTAAACGGAACCACTCAGGTTACGCTTGTCCCTGCCCCGGGCGCGTCGACGCGTCGTATTGTTAAAGGCATTACGATTGAAAACAGGGATACCGCGGCCGTCACTGTAACGGTGTCTTATGACAATAACGGCACCCTGAGAACCATTGCAAAAGTCACTTTGTCCGTCGGCGATACTTGGACAACAGACGGAACTTTTGACACTTTTGGCTCGTTAAAGCAGTCGCTTGGATTGGTTGACCTGACAACTCAGGTAATTGGCATTTTGCCAATTGCAAACGGCGGCACCGGGGCGTCTACACTTGCCGGGGCAAACATTGCGGTATTTAACGTAAGCAATACGTTTACTGCGGCTCAGACGTTCCGGGCGGCAAATGCCATTCGATCTGAGGCTGCCGCGACACAGGATGCCATCATTATTGCAGGCCGGGCTGGTGGATCTAGTTCCTACGCCTCGACCCTTATTCCAACCACGTTATCGGCGAGCCGGACCATCACGCTGCCGGACGCGGATATTAATTTTACGACGGGCTTGGGAGTCGCTCAGGGCGGCACCGGTCAGACGTCGTATACCAATGGGCAACTGCTTATTGGTAATTCGACCGGGAACACGCTGACCAAAGCGACTTTGACAGCGGGTTCTGGTATAAGCATCACAAACGGGTCAGGCAGTATTACAATTGCTAATACTAGCACCGGTGGCGCTCAGGACTTTATTGTTCA